GTAACAAATTTTTAGCCTATACAACCCACCCTCTTTTTGGTTTAGCATATTTTGTGTATATGGCATATCTCATAGAGTCCATTAAGTGATCTCGAAACTTCACAGGTTCGTCAAGTGTGTTGCCATCCGCATCTGTCTTCCACTTGTAGTTTTTAATCTCATCAAGCAAATCTAGTGACTCTGATTTGATGTGCAGAGGAAATGATTTTACCTTGTTGATTCCTGCGTAAACATCTTTAACAGCAGACTTTAAGTTAAACCCAGCCTTATTAACTTCCGATATGGTTTTGGGTTCAGCAGGATCGGCATATATCTCTGAATTTCTATCTAAGCCTAGTGACCTCATCCTATCAATTAGTAAAGCCGTCGACATTTTTGTATCGTAGATTAATTGGTCGACAAACAATTCGCCATCAAAGTTCTTAACCCTAACAAGGGCAGTTTGGTTGTTAAAGCCAAAGTCAAGTCCGTAAAAAGTATCTCCGCCATCAGGGAAGTTGCGTCTTCGCTTCCAATGCGTATAAATAGTCGCTTGGGATATTGCTCTCTCTCCTAAACCGTAAACACGCCAATACTCATGGTCGGCTGCTTTAAGCCTCTCAATCTCTTCCACGATGCCTTTCTCGAGAAATGGGTTGTCTAGGTAGGTAGTTATGGTAAAGTCGGCATCTTCTCTAGGAACAACCTTGTCGTAAATCCAAGAGTAGTAATCGGAAGGGTTATAGTCAATTACAATCTTTTCGGTTGTACGAAGGGACAACTGCATCCAAGATTCGTAGTTTACCTCATTCGCTTCGTTTATAAACAGATAATTACGTTTTCGACCTCTAATCTTCTGCGGTTGGTCAGTAGAAACGAACTCTACGACATTCCCACCCAAAAAATAGATGTTATCGGTCTTATTGTGCTTTTCTTCGCTATAAAGCCCATATTTAGACAATATCTCCACAAAATCACGCATTACCGATCCTTTGATGGATGGAAGTGAGCTACGACATATTGTCAGCGTCTTTCCTTTCTCTTGGAGTAGTTTTACGATAAACCATGTAATTACATTGTAAGTCTTACCAGATCTTGTTCCACCTTGCATAATGGATATTCTCTTGTTAGAGTTTTGGAGGACTTCGAATACTACGTTTGTGGTAACGTTCATAGGAAAAATTTTAAAAAATAGGATGTGTGTTTGCTAATCGAAAACTTTTGGTTTTATAGGAAGGTAGGGGGTGTCTATACACTTTGCTATTTTAAGCCCCATTTAAGCCTTTCAATTCCAAAATGGACACATAGTACTACACATAGGGTTAAAAGCCGTAGAATCGCCTTAAAATGCGAAATAGAGGCATTGTAGCTACTCTTCATACTCTCCGTCTTCGTTTATATCCAATAATTCCCCTTTATCATGGTTGTAAAGAGGTATTTCATCACTCTCTCCTGCTTTATAGGCAGGTACGACCATTCCAGGCTCTGTCTGAGTATCAAAATTAATTATCTCACCTTCAGGTAAGCTCTTGTGCTCATCTCCGTCTATTTGTTTCATAATATCTCCAATTTGGTTCGGTTTAACAACATTGACTGTAATCTGCTTCACTACATCTCCTTCGTGAGCAACCTCAGTCTTTTCGATATACCCTCTTCTCTTGCCTCTAGTCTTTAGTAAGAACATTGTAGCTAAGGTATCACCCCTAGCAATCCTCTCCATCAGCTTTTGTTCGCCAAAGTCAAGCATTATCTCCTCAGGCTCGATTTCAGCTAATCTCTTAGCAAACTCAGGATCATCCTTCAACCAAGTCTTATACTGCGTCCTACCGACTCCAGATGCTTCACATGATATGGTGATATTGCCAAAGTTCTCCTTATAGGCTATGATAAAAGCCTCTTTAGCTATTTCTTTGAATTGTGCGTTCATATTATCTATTCTTTGTTGGTGTGCGTATTGAAATAATGCTAGTTACCTTCTTCTCTATATTGTCATGACCAACCCATTTGCCACAGTTAGTACATTCAAACTGAGTATCCTTTACTTGACTAAACCAAACATATCCATCAATCTTAGTACCACATTTACAAGTGTACTGACGTTTGCCATAAGTATCTTTCATAGTCATTTCTTTAACTTGGTTACGTTATTGCTAAGAGGCTTTACCAAGTGTTTAATTTAAGTCTACAAGTTATATTGTAATGTTTAAAAATGTTAAAATCATTGTTTTATATCAGAATATTGGGGGGCACAAGGGTGTTAAAATTTTGTTAACGCTAAAAAATAGGGTAGGGGGTATATATGGTAGAGTGGGGGAGGGCTTTGCTGTTGTAACATTGATTTTCTCATTGATACTTAACATAATATATATTATCGGTGGTCTGTCTACCCTATTCATGTGGTCAATTGTTGGTTAGTTGGTAGGTCAAAGTTAGGGATAATATTTAATGATTGCAAAGGCACTCAAACGGGAAAAGTAAAACCCACTGACCTTATTATATTAATATACACTACTACTATAATAGTATAAGAACATTATAATAGTATTATACTAATATAATATAGTATTTATTATTCTATATTAAATTAGTTATTTAACATTCATTACTAAAATATTTAGTAATTATATATAAACGTTAACAAAGTTTTAACAAATCTTTTATATTTATTTGCAATTGTTTTAAATTGTTTACATATCTTTAGGTCCTATTAATAACAACAAAACAAAATTTTATGCAAACATTTAGCACGATCTTACAAATTAGTCAACTTGTTTTATTCGCATTCTTTATTGCAAATGCGGGTAAGCTTATTATTCACCTATTAATTAATGACGATGCAAACAATTAGCCTATTTGAATTTATCGCCTTATTTATTGGCGGTACTTTATTAATCACATTACTAAAAACTATTTGGCAAGAGTTAACACAATACAAATAAACAAACCTTTAAACCTTACAAACATGACAAACACACAAACACAATTAAAAGAGTTTACATTTAATATTGACCAAAAGGTCGAAATGTGGACAAGGTCAACAAAGCACATAAAAGCCGAAACATACGAACAAGCCGAACAAATTATAAGAGACCAAATGAACGAGGGCTCAATATATGAGGATTTAGATGAGTATGAATTTTTATATGATACTCAAAGAGATTTAGATATTATTGAGGTATTAAATCAAGACGGAAACATCATAAACAAATAAACCTTTTAAACTAAACACAATGAAAACAAAATTTAACAACAGCGAATTGACACACGTTTGGGCGAACCAAACTCAAACACATGGAACGGGCTCTAATATGTTTTTTGAATATGGTAGTATCTATTCATACGGCTACCATTTCAAATTGGCTCAACACATGACAAACCACAACGGGCAAAAGTGCGTTTTATTTAACGATAAGCACTACTCCAATACTACGTCAAAACATCAAAGTCTTGTTTGGCGTTCTATTCCCGCAAATGTTCATTTTTTTAAGGTAAAAACAATTTTCGAGGATATCAATACAGCATCAAACGCACATTTGGAAAACTTAAATAATTATTTAGAATATGCGGAGGAGTCAAAAAAGAAAGCAATAACCGCAACAAAATTAAAAAACGGGTTTATAGAACAAACAAAAGTATCTATTGGCGTTTTTGATAATTATAAAGCGTTTTTTAGTTTAGATGGTTTAATATTTGAATACAAAACAATAAATAAAAGATATTCCGATATTGTTAACTGGTTACATGATTATCAAGAGTCAAAAGAGTTTAAGCAATGGCAAATAAAACAAGAGGAAAATAAAAAGAAAGCCGAGGCAAAGGCACTAATTGACGCAAAGGAAAAAATTGAGGCTTTTCGTCAGTTCAAAATATCATCTATTTGGGCCAATTTGGGACACTATCTTTTAAGGTACAATAAAGAAACCGACAACGTAGAAACAAGCGGAGGGGTAAAAATATCAAAAGATTTGTTTTTGTCAGCTTATCAACGTCTAATTAATAACGAACTTTTGAAAGGTCAACACGTGGATAGATACACATTTAACGGAGTAGACGGCGAAATTGTGTCCGTTGGCTGTCATAAAATACCCATGACTGAAATTAATAGTATTGTGGCTGTTTTGTAGGGTTTACTGATGAGCTGTAAAATTCAGCGAAACGGAGTAAGTTCCCCCGCTTACCCGTCTAAACCAATTATTTAACCATGTTTACACGTATCAACAACGACACAAACGGGAACCCCCGATATGTTGTGCATTACCTACAAATGGCGGAAACATACGAAAGAGCCCTTTATTTATCCCGTCAATTAGGAGGCCGAAAGTTCCATAACAAACAATATGGAGGCGGAATAGCGTTTCAATCTTATAATACCGACAAGTTAGCCGAAAGGATAGCACAAATAAAAGAGGCGGAATATTTAGCCAAATAAGACGTTTTTAGACACTTTCTTTGCGGTTGGTATGTCTATACTAATTTAAAAAGATAAGTTAAATTTAAGCCTATAAAGTGCCTTAAAAAGCGTTTTAGCTATGCTTTGCCCTATGCAAATTGGCAAAAGCTGACTAAAATTGCAACTAAAAATCAGTTGCACCCAAAAACCCTATGCAAAAACTCCCCAAAAAACCCACAAAAATCTTGTATGAAAATTACTAGCAAAAAACTCACAAGTGAAAAATTTTACAGCTTTGGATATTTAGTAGCTGAATTAGAAGTTTATGAACTAAAAACTTTTTATGATGGCAAAAACCTTGCTCATAAGTTTGTAGGATTTACACTATATAAAGCAAAGAAAAGATTTATTGAAATGATTAACGAGGGAATTGTTAAATCATTTTAACAAAATATTAGCAAAAAACTTTGAAAGATATCCAAAAACTTCCTAATTTTACAAAACAATTACAAACAAAACAAAAAACCCATGCACGAGCTAATCACACTTACCTATCCGATGAAGTGCGGTATAACTGGCACATACATCGACAAAGGCGAACAAGCCTATTACAATCATCAGACAAAAACCTGTATTCATCCATTGGAATATGAGAAGAATATGGCTAAGACCAAGATTGGTGATCCAAAAACCTATTTTACTAGACTCCAAAAACTTAACAAATAATGCCATACTCAACCTGCTGTGGAGCTCATACCAACTATCCTGAAATAGATATTTGTCCTGACTGCTTAGAACATTGCGATTGGGAAGATGACGAGGAGGAAGAAGAAACTATTAATAAACAATAAAACAAACAAACATGAAATTCGAATTCGTAGAAGAAACAGACCTTATCTTAAATAGTACGCTTTACTACACAAAGCAAGAAGGTGTCTTAATTAGTGGAACTATTAACGCTGACAAGGATAAGGCTTATGCCATGTTCGAGAAGCTTAGTCAAGGCATCCCATTAAGAACACTAACAGTATTAGAAACAAAAACCTATCAAAAACCCTTGCAAGAGGAATAAAACCAAAAACCAATGTTGAAACTAACCCTAGAACAAAAGAAAAAAGGTATCAAAGAAGAGTATACCTATGTAAACAGTAATGGCAGAATGTCGAAACAATACACCTACAAAGGAATGTATATCACTTGGGATAATCAGATCCTAAATGGCAAATGGTACTACTGGAGAGCAAGTTATTACGCTTCTTTAGATGCGGCAGTTCAAGCGGTAGACAGACATATCAATCACTTTAAAACTAAATAAACAAATGCTAGAGATTACAGATTACAAGAGCCTTTTTAAGTATGGCGACATGAAGAAGATTATGGAGATCACTGGTTATAGTCGTTACGTTATAGAAACAAGGCTAAAGAACAATGACTATGAGATGACCGAGTTGATAAAAACCTTCTATAACAAAAAACTTGAACTACTTAAAACACAAATCAATGACTACACAGAATCTTAGACATACAAGATCATCTTTACTTGTGACTAAAAAAGTAACAATCGTACAAGATGTTTATGCTGATGTTATTGGTTCGGTTGCTAGAGAGTTCGGATTTCCAGTATCTAAGATTACTTGCAAACGTAGAACCTTTGATGTGGTTATGGCAAGGAACATGGCTTGTTATATCCTACATACAACATTCAAGCAAAAAGCTTCGCAGATTGCACCTTATTTCTTTAGGGATAGAACTACAATACTTCATGCAGTAAACAGCTTTCCTCAAGACATAAAGCAAATACCTTTTTTAAAGGAGAAGTATGACTATGTCATGCATAGAATAGAACATTTACATTCAACCATTTACGCACTACAATAAAACAAACATTATGCTATCAACATTTGCACACATGAACGAAACCGACAAAAAAATCTTTGTCGCTAAGATTATTCACAACATGAACTACAGCCAATCTAGTTTTGACACTATGGAAGCTATAGTTAAAATGTGGGAGCAGTTCCCTATTAGACCTGCAACATTTTTCACACAAAAAAATCAATTAACAAATGGAATTACAAACAACTAGTCCAATTTTAAGAGATGGGTATGAGTATGTAAAAACTCCTAAAGAATTACATGGTTATTCTATAACTAGTCATGGATATGTTATGAGTAAAAGTGGCAAAACTTTAAAGCAAAGAGTAAAAGATGGGTATGCAGTAATTGGATTACAAATTAATGGCAAAAAGAAAATGTTTTATGTACATAGACTAGTTGCTTGTTTTTTTAATCCATTAGGCTATTCACTAACTGAAAGAAGTATGCAAGTAAATCATATTAATGGCAATAAATTAGATAATCATATAGAAAATCTTGAATGGATAACACCATCACAAAATACTAAACACGCATACGATTTAGGTTTAAATGAAAATGTTAAAAAAGCAACTAGTTTAGCAAAATCTAAACAAGTTTATGATGCTTCAACTGGATTATACTATAGATCTGTTAAAGATGCATCAAATAGATTAGGAATAAACTATGGTACATTAAAAAATAAATTAAACGGACACGATAACAATAACACATCACTAAAATACATATAATGGAAAATCAAATTACAACAATGCAAGAGCCTAGTTACAGTCTTATTAACAAAGACTCAATGCTACAGCTATCAAATGAATTAAGTAAATTAATTAAAGAAAAAGGTCTTTCAAGTAACATTCAAGGTAAGCAGTTTGTTAATGTTGAAGGTTGGCAATTTTGCGGTGCTTCGCTTGGATTAATGCCAATTATCACAGAAACAACAGACTTAACTAGAAGAGGCACAGAACCTGGTCAAGTAGAAATAAAATACATGGCTAAATGCGAAGTTAGAAATATCAATACAGGTCAGTTAGTAGCTACAGGGATTGCTTTATGCTCAAACTTTGAAAGAACTAAAAAAGGATTCGATGAATATGCAATTCTTAGTATGGCACAAACTAGAGCAATCGGTAAGGCATATAGAAACTTACTTGCATGGTTGATGAAAGCTGCTGGATTCGAAGCCACACCTGCTGAGGAAATGGATTTTGTACATGAAGAGCCAAAAAAAACCTCTAAGCCAGTACAAGAAGTAGTTGCTGAGATTATAGAAGATACTCCTGACAGAGAAACTATTATGATGGAAGTTGCAAAGTGTACTAAAGTCAAACAATTAACCGACATATACTTTACATACAAGCAGTCATTTGATTCTGATGAATCTTTAATGAAGGTATTAAAAATGAAAAAAGAAAACCTAAAATAAAATGAGTTTACAATTATTACCAAAAGTAGAACTGAGTTCTATTGAGCCTAACAAATTTGCTATTGAGCTTATTAAGTCGCAAATAGTCGATCACTTTACACAGACTGGTGAGTCACCATTAGAGTTGCTTGTTAAGTCTGAAGCAGTAGTACAGCTTTTAGAGGGCATTAGAGCCGATTTAAAAGAGTTAGTACTAGATGAGCTAAGTAAATATCCTGGCGGCAAAGCTGAGGTCTTAGGTAGCGAGATGGCTAAGTTTGAATCAGGTGTTAAGTACATCTATGACCAAGACTATACTTGGAGCAAAATGAATGATGAGATTGAATCATTAAAGTTTGCTTTAAAGGAAAGGGAAAAGATGCTTAGAACATTGCCTACAGCTATGGTCGATCCTGAATCAGGAGAGATGGTTATACCTGCTCCAAGAATTTCTACAACTACTTTTAAAATTAGTTTGAAGAAATAAAAACTTTGACCACCTCAAGATATTAACATTTTTAACCAAAAATAGTAATTAGGGAACTTGGGGTGGTTATTTTAGAAATATAATTCTAATTAAGCAAAAAACAACACTAAAAAAACAATTATTTAACCAAATTGGAAATATAATTCTAATATAAAAATTAGTATTTATACTTAACATTTATTAATATAAATAAACCATTTTTACATTCAAACCAAAACAAATAAATTATGGAAACGCCATTACAAAATTTAAAGTATTATTTCAGAAATGATGATACTATTACCAAAGAAGAATTAAATAATGCAATTAATGAATTGTATGATAACGAAAGGTCAGCAATAATGGATGCAGCTAAGAAATTTGCAAATACTCTTGGTGTTGAAGATGAAGATATTTTAGACTATTACAATGACCTTTACAAAACCAATTAAAAAACCAAAACAAATAAAATATGAAACCAAAAGAAAAAGCACAAGAATTAGTAGATAAGTATTCTAATTATACAACTGATTGGGATTACCTAATAAAAGCTAAACTATGCACCTTAATAGCAGTAGATGAGATATTAAATGCTTTACCTCCATTTGATTATGGATTAGAATTTGTAGCTAAAATAGATTATTGGACAGAAGTTAAAACTGAAATAGAAAACTTATAACCAAAACAAATAACCTATGTATTTAGATACTATTAAACCAATACTAAAAGAAATAAAAGTATTATCAAACCAATACAAATTAGAAGGACATACAGACTATCATAATAAAGCAAGAGAGGAAATAAATAAAAAGTATGGTAAAGGATGGAGAGGACAATTTGAAGGATGTGAAGGTAAAATGCCAAAGATTAATTATTATTAATAACCAAAACAAATAACCTATGAAACTATATACAGAAGAACAAGTAAAATTTATTTACAATTCTTATGGATTCAATCTTGATCAAAATGGTTGTCATGAAATTGATGAAGATAAGTACTTTGAGCAAAAACTTAAAGAATTAACACCAATAGAACTACCAAGTAATGTAGAAGTAGGTAAAATAGTATTAGGAGATTCTCCAATTATGGAACATAGAGATTCAGGATATTTCGCCGCAGGTGCTATGAAATATAACAAATGGATGAAAGAACAAATACTTAACCAAAATAGAATAACTATAAAAGAAACAAAAAGGTCAATAGAAGGTATTGGATTAAATAAAAACCTATGAAACAACTAACATTTATTTACGAACTATTAAAGTTTATGCTGATTAGCGTTCCATTAGCTTTTATTCTATTTGTAACATTAACAATAATTAGTAAATTCAAGAATATATGATGGAGATTGCAGGATTAGAGAACTCAGTACCAGTTAGAATGATTTATGTTGACGATAAAAGTGAAGTATTGTTTAAATCTTTAGCTCATGCAGCAAGGAATACAAGGATCACACAGGACGCAATAAAGAAGTCACTTAGTCCGTTATTGAAGCGTAGATTTACACACAATAATAGAGAGGTAGTTTTTAGGATAGTTAAGGATAAATAGTATATTTGTCGTGAGTATTGCAGACTCATTAAGAACTTTTTGCCCTTGATATGAACCCCTATCTGCAATGTAGGGGGAACTTGATAGGGCACTTTTATTTTATGGAAAGAGATTTTAAGGGAGTTTGGATTCCCAAAGAAGTATGGTTAGACGAAAACCTTACATGGATGGAAAAGCTATTGTTGGTAGAAATAGATAGCTTAGATAAAGAAAAAGGTTGCTTTGCCAGTAACAAGTATTTTGCTGAGTTTTTTCAGTTGAGTCCATCAAGGATTAGTGAGTTAGTAAGTCAGTTGGTTAGTAAGGGTTATGTAACTACCTTTCTTTTGTATGATGGTAAACAAGTAAAACAAAGGATTTTAACACCAACAGTACCTATTCGGAAAAGAGAATTAGGTATTCGGAATGTCGAAGGGGGGTATTCGGAAAAGGCGGAGGATAATAATACAATACTTAATAATACAATTAATAATAAATCTATAAATATATCATTCAACACATGGTGGGATTTTTATGATAAGAAGGTTGGTAGTAAGACTAAACTAGAAACTAAATGGAATAAACTAACTGACGATCAAAGAACACAAGCTATAAAGCATACCAAAGAATATAAAATAGCACAACCTGATAAACAATATAGAAAGAATCCTGATACATACTTAAATAACGAATCATTCTATGATGAGATAATTAAACCTAAAGAATTTAAAGACCAAGTACCTACAAACAGAATAACAACCAAAATAAAACTATAAATATGACACCACAAGAAAAAGCAAAAGAGTTATTAAATAAATTTATGCCTTTTGTATATGTTGACAAAAGCATGGGGGAATATTTTAACGCCATTCATTGTGCTTTGACAGCAGTAAATATGATACTAAAAGAAAATTTAGAATTACCAGATACAGCAGAATCTATTGAAAGATATTCATATTGGTATGATGTTAAAATTGAAATAGAAATATTATTATGATAGCTATAAACCTACCAAAAGCATTAGATATTGAATCTAACATACTTGGTGCATTGCTTTTAGACAAAAGAACTATACCATTAGTCATTGGACATCTAAAAACTGACATATTTTATGATCTAAAGCACCAAAAAATCTTTAATGCTATTAAGGATATGTATGATACTAACGTATCTATAGACCTTACTACCGTAGCTCAAAAACTTTCACAAGACGAGGATATTATACGAGAAGGTGGAGCATTTTACCTATCAAAGTTAACTGATAATGTAACTTCTAGCCATCATATCAACACCCATATTGAGATAGTTATTGAGATGTACAAAAAGCGTGAAGCCTATAAAGTCCTAAAAATAGCTGAGAATCTATGCTTAGATAATGATAGTCAATCTATAGATTTACTTTCTGACCTAAATAGTCAACTTATAGGTTTACAAGAGTATGGTAATATCTATGAAAAAAGCATCACAGACGTAGTTATGGCTATCAACTTTGCTCGTGACTTAGCAAGTAATGGAGAACTTTTAGGATTTAATACTGGTTTTGATGAACTAAACAAGACTATAGCAGGATGGTGTAAACCTGACCTATGTATCATAGCTGCAAGACCAGGTGCAGGTAAGACTGCAATGATGCTTTCAAGTGTTTACCACTTAGCTATCCTAAATAACGTCCCTACGGCTATTTTTAGCCTCGAAATGAGCTCCGAACAGCTTGTTGAAAGGTTAGAGTCAATAACGAGTCAAGTGCCGTTAAAACGCCTTAGAACGAATAATTTGAATGATTACGAAAGGAAGGTACTTTTAAAGACAGATGATAAGATAATACAAGCACCCATCTACATAGAGGATACTGGAGGTATAAGTATCCAACAACTCAGAGCTAAGGCTACTATTCTAAAGCAGAAGTATGGTATTAAGGTAATATTCCTAGACTATCTACAGCTTATGAGTGGACAAGGCAAAGCAAACCAAAACAGAGAGCAGGAGGTTAGTAACATAAGCAGAAGCCTTAAAGCCTTAGCAAAAGAGTTGGAAGTACCTATTATCGCCCTATCTCAGTTAAGTCGTAAAGTTGAAGAAAGGGCTGACAAGTTACCAATGTTGTCCGATCTTAGAGAATCTGGTAGTATTGAACAAGACGCTGATATTGTTATTATGCTTATGCGACCATCTTACTACGAAATGAAAGAGCCTGTAGAAATAGGTGGTAAGGAATACAATCCTGATGACTTAGTTATCGTTAAGGTAGAGAAGAACAGACATGGCAAATGCTGCAATATGGCAGTACAATTTATTGGTGAAACCACAACTTTTAAAGATTATGATACAAACTAAAGAAATACCAGGTTACGAAAATTACATCATAACAGATGTAAGTCAAGTTTTTAACGTCAAACGTAAAAAATTAATTAAGCTACAATTAGATAAAGATGGATATTTAGTAGTCCAATTATGGAAAAATTCTAAGGCTAAAAAGTTTAAAATGCATAGATTAGTCGCAATGGCATTTATACCTAATCCTGAAAATAAGCCCCAAGTAAATCATATAAACGGAATTAAGTATGATAATTCTATTGAAAATTTAGAATGGGTTACTCAATCAGAAAATATGTTACACGCGTATAAAATAGGATTGCAAAAACCTAATGATAAGCAAAAGGAATCTGCTTCTAAATTACACGCTAAACTTGTTTTAAATACTGAAAATGGCGTTTATTATAAAAGCATAAAAGAAGCTGCTAAGTTTTACGGCAAATATTCTGAACAAAATATTGGACAAAAAATATTAGGCAAAATAAAAAATAATACACCATTTATCTTAGCTTAAGACAGGTAATTTAGCTGTAAGATTTATTGGAGAAACAACCACATTTGAAGACTATAAACTATAAACAATGAAACTACTAAAACAAAAACCCTCTGATGTAGAGTATGTAGAAGGCGAAGACCTCAACATAGAAAACATGAAAGAACGTATCATCACTAAAGCATGGTATGACACCGCTAGGTTTAATGACATTACTGATGTAGCAGTAGGTGTTGGTATGGGCACTAGAACATTATACTTTTACGTTAAGAAACTAAAACTACCTAGAAGAAGTGGACTTAAATAGAAACTATAAGAATACTCGTAAGTTCGACATAGAACAAGCTAAAGCTGCTGATGGTACTTACCAGGCATTGTTATTGTTTGCTAGGAACACAAAGGTTATAGTTATACAACAGCCAAAAGCCTTAAAGCAGAAGTATATGTGGCTTGAATATGAGAATAATGGTCAACCTAGTGGCATAGCAGATACAAGAGTAGAGTTCTTTGCTATCAACTTTGACCTTAAAGATAGAATCTACTTTATTAGGGCTGAGATGCTTAGAATAAAGGCAAGAAGACACTTTAAATGGGGTAAAACTAAGATAGTTGAGGGCATAAGATATGTAAAAGTACCAACTCAGGAGATGATACGTTTCGATTAAATAATGTAATTTCGTTTATATGACATACAAAACAGCAAGTGACTTAACCAAGATGATGCTAGAATATTTAGATAGTTTAGGTTATGAAGTATGGAGGAATAATAACCTAGCAGTCAAAGGAAGGTCTTTCATTGGTAAGAAAGGAGTTCCTGACATCATTGGTTACCATAAGAACTATGGTCAGTTCATTGCTTGTGAAATTAAAGCTATTGGTGATCGTTTAAGTGTATCACAAATAGAGTTCTTAACGCACTTAGGTATGTGCGGTGGAACATCGGTTGTATGTCAACAGGTATCAGACGGAACAATTAATTTAACAATATTTTTAGACAATGGCGAAAGCAAAATCATCACTTGGGACGAGTACAAAGGTCAATTTCGGGAAGAGACGCTTGGGTAAAGCGAAGAAAAGAAGTGGACCTAAAGACAAAAATGTAAAACCCTACCGCCAACAAGGTAGATAAAACAACAATTATGGAAAAGCAAGAATTAGAAAACAAAGCGGAAAACGTAACTAAGACTACAAAGAAAGAAGTTAAGGTTACAGTAGTACCTAAAGAGAATGGATTTGTAACTGCTGAAACTATTAAGTTAGTAGAAGACATCTTAAACGATGGTACAGTAGACATCAAATGGAGAGCTCAACTTAAAGAGCAAGTAAGAAAATATAAAGCAAATGGAGAATAAGTTAGATAGTATAGTCGAATCTGTGATTAGCAAGTATAAAGACAGAGCTAACATTGGCTTTACGAAATACGGAACTAACTTAGATAGGACTGACTTAAACACAAAAGAATGGGCTGAGCATTTACAGCAAGAGCTTATGGACGCTGTACTTTACTTAGAGAAATTCAAGGAAGGATTAAAAAATAGTTTATAAACCAAAACAAATATCATGGCAACACAAAAAGAAAACTTCTTAGGAAGATGTTTCACACTTAGATCAGCTTACGGATCATT